AAGGCATTCGTGCGATCGCTAGGAAAAGCAGCGCGATTGGAGCGAGCCACAGCCACCACGGGATAGAATTAACCCGCATGGACAGTCATCGCCGCCTTGGCAGTTTAACTGATGTTGCCATTTAGTCCGTGCTCCTTCTTCGTTCTTCACGCTCTTGGTTTAGCTCTCTCTCAAGCGCTTCAAAGGTACGTGCCTCACGGTCTTCCGCCGGTAAGTGGGCAAATTTCTGGGAGAGGCGGAGAAAACGAGCATGCATTAACACTTCTTCGGACCGCATACCCTCAAAAGCATTTTCGGGAAGACCGTTCATTCGCGCGATGTTCCTCGCCGAGCTTTTCATCATCTCGTCCATCAATCTGGCATGTTCCTCCTCTTGTTTCCTTTCCCCAACCCTTTCGCGTTGTTCGGCCTCTTCTTCCTCTTTGCGTCGTCGCATGTCGCGTGCACTGATTTCGTTCAACGCCTTGGCAGCGTCCAAATGTTCAGGGTTCAGCTTTTCCCCCAGAGTAATCTTCTTCAATCCCTCGCTTTGTAAGCTCTTCAACGCTTCCACGTCCTCAAGCGTTTCAGGATAGAGAAGGTCGGCAAACCGATCCTGTATTGCCTTTGCGTCCGCTAGGGTTTCAGCACTCATGTCTGCGATGAGCGTAGTCCATGGCTCGACAATTTCAGGGTGGTTCTCAGCCATTCCGGGGTTATGAACCCCTTGCCGCTCCATTAGTTTCTTAGCGGCCTCTATGGTTTCGGGATCGAGGCGTCGCTTTTCGCCGCGCGCGATTGCCTTAAAGTCATCGAGCACACACTTCCTCAAGGCTTTTTCTTCACGTTGATAATTTTCTTCGTAAATGCGGCTTCGTTCCTCCGCTGCCGCTTTTTGCTGATTGCGCTCATCGACTGCACGGTTCAGTTCTCGGCTTTTCCGGTCCTGCTTTCGAAATTCATAGATAGCCACGGCGACAAGTACCGATATGAGGATCGAAGTGAGTGCTGTCTCTAGGCTCATGGAAGCAACTCGCTAATGCGTGAACCAAGACCTAACGACGGAAATGACGGTCGGGAGAACGGCAATCGCTTGAACCAGTGTCAAGGCAGCTAGGACAATGGTTAGCCACCACATTCGCCGCGAGTATGTGTCGCCTTTGCGGCTCGCCGTCTCAAGTGCAATCCTAAGCCGGCGCATTGCTTCAACTGGCGCGCCTTGTCCCTGCAGGCCATCTTGCGCTATGCGCGCAAGTTTCTCATCTGATAGCGCCCGCCACTCATCACTCATTTGCACCGCCCCCTCAGGACCACGCCGACCTTTAGCTTGCAGGTAAAGCGATTGCTGCAGAGATCAGCAGCTGGAGGAAAGGAATTCAACGGTCATTTTGCGCAACAACAAATCTAAATCCACGTCTCAAGTGGGTCATTCGCGACCGGGTCGAGCCGACAGCAGGCTACGCCATGTGCGAGGTGCCCCCGAAAGCGGAAGTTTCCAGGGTACCCTTGAGATTGGCTGAAGCGTGCGACTAGGTATTTGTCGCGGGTCTCGCGCACGATCACGCCAATGGCGACAATGCCCTCGGCCCGGCAATTGATCAGATCCTCCTCGGAGAGGCTCCAGCCGGCGGTGCCCGCGCGCACGGCCGCGTTGATATCGACCGCGCCGGCCCGATGGACCTGCCACAGATTGCGGTAGAAGAAATAGAGCCGGCGACCGTCGGGGACGGGCGTGGATCTCCCCGATCTTGCGTCTACCGCGCTTCCGATAGGTTATGGACTTTTGCCGGCTCCCATATCCAGATGCCCTGCGCGCCGCGGACGGGGATGGGCTCGGGGAAGACCTCGGGCTCGAGGGTTCGCCATCCGTAGCGACCAGTTTCGAACCATCCATAGCTCTGCTCTTCCTCGGTAATGTCGTCGATATCGTCCTGGGTGATCGGGTCGCAGGTCTTCACTAGGACCGTGCCGAGTAGAAAGCCATGGGGCAGATCGTCAAATCCGGGCAGGCCAGTCTCCGCATAGTAGCGCGCGAAGACTTCATCCTCGAACGCCGCGCGCTGCTCGGGCTTGATCTGCTTGGTCGAGGCGATGCCGATCCGTTGACCTAAAACAGTCGACGGGGCCGGGAACGGCCGCGTCTCGATGCGTTTGAATCCGCCAACAAGTAGGCTCGCATATGGCTGCCAGACGCTGATTACGCGCATTTTGTGCTCCCCTAATCTCGTCAGGAACCAGTACAGCCCCGACGAGAACAGGTGAAGGGGTTACGCCGCTTCCTCAGCAGCTTCTTCGACGTCAGCGGGTGGTTCCGCTGGCGGTTCGAACCTCGCCGGCAAGAGGGCCTTCAGCTCATCCATCGCGTTGCGCGTCTCGATGTCGCGGGCCAGGGCCTCGGGCGCCCACTGCTTGCCACCAAAAACGACACGACCCATCGCGCCGGCTTCGAGGAGCTTTTGCGCCTTGAGAAACTCGACCAGCGAGCGCTCCACGTCGAAGCGACCGGTGCCGTCGTCGTTGAACATGAAGCGCCAGGTCGCCGACAGAAACGGCCGATTGACCTTGTTCTTGATGGTCTTGCCGGTAACCTCCATGCCGATGACTTGGGCAGCGGAGCCTTCGCCCATCTGGATCTTCTTGGCCGACAGCCGGATGCGCTGGGAATAGTAGAACTCCTTCGCATCGCCGCCAGGCGTGTAGATCGGATCGCCGTACATGACGCCGGGTTTGGTGCGGAGCTGGTTCAGAATGATGACGTTGATGCCAAGATCCTCAGCCTTCTGCGCCACGATCGGCAGCTGCTCGGAACAGGCAGCAGCAAGGCCAAGTCGATCCTTCATGTTGCGATCGGTGGCGTCGCGCGGCTTGCCCTTGTTGTCATATAGCAGGGCGCGCGGGATCATCGCGGCGAGCGAATCAAACACCCAGCAAATCGGCGCGTCCTTCACGATCAGCTTGTTCTCGCGAATATAGGTGGCCGCGGCCACCATCAGCGCGAAGCTCTCCTCCAGCGTCTCGGGCTTCTTGTAGATGAACTTGCCGCCCTTGTTGAAGGGCAAGGTGTCCAGTCCAAGCCGTGGCGCCAGGGTCAACGAGAACGACCGCTCGTGGTCGAAGAACGCTGCAAAACCGCCGGCCTTCTGGGAAGCAGCCATGGCCCGCGTGGCGATGGCAGTTTTGCCGGCGCTCGGCGGCCCGGAAATCTCGACCACGCGACCAACGGGCAGACCGCCGTCCCATTTGCCGGATAGAGCCTTGTTGAGCGGCGGAAAACCGGTATCGAGCCAGTATTTCACCGTCGCTTCTTCGTCGTTGGCCCCGATGATGTCTTCGAGACCCTTCGCCACTTCCTTCGCAGATGCCACAATTTTCTCCTGTTAGTCTTCGATGAAACCAGATTCCGCAATCATGCCGGTCACGTCCGGCACCGTCTTTGGATCCTCAACCGACTTGGCGCGCCGCACGGGCGTCGCCGGCACCAGCTCCATGACGACTTCATCGGAGCCAAACAGCCGGCCCGCGGGCCTTGGTCGCACCGCCGCGCCTGGCGACGGAGCCAGTGGGACTGACCGTTGGGCGATCATTGGCACGCCGGGATCTTGGGCGTCGGGAACATGCTCCATATCCAGGTCGAAGCTGGTGCGAACCGCCGTCGTCAGCGCAATGTCGAGCGACTGGAGACCCATGCTCAGTTGATTAGTCAGATAGACGCGAACCTTGTTGGTGTCGGCGAAGTTGAACTTTTCGGGGTGTCGCCGCACGATATCGGCCATGTCGACCAAGGTCTTGGCGTTGGCAGTGACGCGCTCCTGAAAATAGGCGCGGGCACGTTCGGCGCTGATCTTCTTCATGCTGCAAGTTCCATCTCTCTCGGGTTGAACGGTTCGAGCCAGGCGTCGAGGTTGCTGGCGATCGAGTTGAAGGCGAGGCGGTCGCAGAGCGTACGAAACTTCTCTGGATCGAACTCGCCCTTGTCGATCTTGGGGTTGACCCAGGCGGGGCGTTCCTTCGATCGCAGATCCATCAGGCGCATATTGCGCCGATAGAACTCCTGCTTTTCGTCGCTGGTCGCGAAGTCGCGGATCTTCTTGGGCAGGGCGTCGATGTCGATGGTCTTGTCCGCGCACTGGTTGAAGAAGCCCGACACAGAGCCGTATTGCAGGATGAGATCGAGCGCTCCGCGCGGACCAACCCCGCCGACACCGGGGATGTTGTCGCCCGCATCGCCCATGATTGCCTTCATTTCGAGGTAGGCGCGCGGCGAGGGAATGCCGATGAACCCATCGATCTGAGCGCCATTGCCAACCACGAGCCGACCCTTGTGCGGGTTCCAGCCAAAACGCTCGGGCAAGGTCTTCATCGACAGCCGATAGTCGCGCACCGGGTCGATCCACATCGCATTCGGTCGCAGCAGCTGGATCCAGTCCTTGTCGGCCGAGATCATCACGGCCTTGCGCGCTTCCTTGGCGCTGTGCTCGATCAGCACGCCGGCGAGATCATCGGCCTCGTAATTGAGCGCCATCATCTGCTTGATGTCGAGATGGCGCAGCGTCTC